ACTTAAAATAGTTCTTAAAAATAACAGTCAAATAACACTAAAAGGTGCTAGTAATCCAGACAGCTTAAGAGGTAGTATGTTGGGGTTGGATCACGTTGTATTAGATGAATTTGCGTTTTTTGAAAATCAAGATTATGTTTGGACTATGTTAAGACCTGCACTATCAGATAAAAATGCCAGCTTGGACGTTTATTCAACACCAAATGGCTATGACATGTTTTATGATTTTTATCAAAATGGGGTGAGTAATAATCCGCAATACACAGATTGGACTAGCTTTCATTGCAGTAGTGTAGATGCTGGTATTTTAAGTAAAGAAGAAATACAAAAAGCTAGAGACGAAATGGGCTTTTTACAGTTTGCTCAGGAATACGAAGCGCAATTTAACAGCAGTTTTTCACAAATATATTATGCATTTAGCGATGACAACATTAATTATGACAACAGTTTTGAATTAGATTCCCGGGATGAAACTATAATTGGACTTGACTTTAACGTGGCCAAAATGTGTGCTGTTATTTGTAAGAAGGATATAACTAAACGCGAATTACACGTTGTTGATGAAGTAGTATTGTATAACTCAAATACTTTTGAAATGATGGATCATTTATTAAAAATATTACCAGAAAAAGTTCGACAAAGGACTGTTATAGTACCAGACGCATCGGGTAGAAATACAAAAAGCAGCAGTTTAACAACTGACTTTGATATTATTAAAAGCAAGGGATTTAGATTCCATGATATGCGACATAATCCGCGTGTAGAGGACAGTATTAACGAAGTTAATGGGTTATTATATAATGCTAATAAAACTAGAAGATTATATGTAAATAGTAAATGTAAAGAATTAATTACTACTTTTAGAAAACACGAATACTCAGCTAATGGCGGACCTGACAAAACAAAAGGTTATGATCACATTGGTGACGCATTAAGATACGCAACACATTATGCGTATCCAATGGTTAATAAAAACTTTAACTTTGGAGAATTGAAATTATGACAGATGTTTGGGTGGGTCGCAAAGATAACTTTGCTGTTAGAAACTATTATGAACGCGAACGTGCTACTAGTAATCAAAATCAAGTTGAAATAACAAATGATCCGCATCAACCACAGTTTGTAAATGAAGACTTTTTAGTTATGAAGTATTGGAGAGATATTCCAAATGCACTATACAAAGGTAATGATTACTTAAAAGAAAATACTACTCTCTATCTTCCAAAGAACTTGGGCGAAAGTAATGAGTTATATGAGTTAAGATTACGTAGAAGTGTTTTATATAATGTGTATGGTAACTTTATTGATAAAATTAGTTTAATTCCGTTTAGACATGGAGTTACATGGGGTCTTGATGTTCCAACAAAAATACAGGACTACTGTCAAAATATTGATATGACTGGAACCAATTTGGAAAATTGGGCTATTAACTTTTACAAAGATGCAAATATTAATGGTATTAGTTTTTATCTAGTTGAAAACCCGCAATTAAGTCCAAATAGAACACTTTATGATGACATACAGGAAGGCGATTTAAATAGACCCTACTTTGTTCATATACCTGCTAATAATTTGTATGGTTGGAATTATGAGTTCAACAATGGCAATATGGAGTTAACACAAATACGTTTTGTAAGATATGTTGACATACAGGAAGGAGCTTTTGGAGTTAAAAAATACAAAGAATACGTTGTATATAGCAAAGATGTTATTCAAGTTTATAGAAGTAAATTAACTGCATCAAGTGCTGAAGTTGTTGAACTAGTTAATGTTGTGCCAAACAGGTTGGGTTTTATTCCAATAGTTACTCTTAACTTAAATCAATTGGGTTTTATGATATCTAAACCCTTATATTTAAACCTAGCAGAATTAAATTTACGTCATTACCAAAGTTATAGTGACCAAATAAACATTAATCATTATGCTAGAGTTCCCATAATGTTTGCTAAAGGAATGAATACTGGTAGTGAACATGAAACAATTCCAATAACAGCAGGTATGATTATTGGTGGTCCAGATTCTGGAGATTTAAAGTTTGTTGAACATTCAGGTGCTAGTATTAACGCTGGTATGAATGAAATAAAAGATATTGAAGAAAAGATGAGTATTATTAGTGGCGAATACTACAATCAAAAGAACAGCAGCCAAATAACTGCTACAAGTGCTATATTAAACAAAATTGAAAGCGGTGTTGTGCCGGGTGCTAATATTAGAATATTAGAAAGTGCTATTAATCAAGGATTTGAATTAATGCGCTTATATGATAGAAGTATACCCGCATTTACTACAGGTGTTAATTTAAACACTGAAGATAGTATTGTTCCAGAAACTGCTAACTTCCAATATGTAACAAATATGTATGCGCAAGGTATTATTGACAGAGATACTTACTTAAAAGAAAGTAAAAGACGTAATATACTTGATGATGATAGTGAATTAAACACATCCGGAGAACTACCAGGCGGGTTAAATAACAGACCAATTGATGTAAATCAATAATACTATATAAATAACAGTAATAGTGGCGTGGTACAAAACTATTATATTTTCTAGAGTGGTACGAAGGAAACAAAATGAGTGAAGAAGATAACAAGGGATTTGACACTGAGTTAATTAATCAATTAACTAGTGGGTTAGAAAAGTTGAATGCAATGCTTAAATTAGCAGACGAAAACGAGAACGTTAAAAAGGACTTGGTTAATACAAAAGCTAAAATGCGTGAGCCCTTAAGTGAAGTAGAAAAAACAAGAGCTGAATTAGAAGAAACCCGTAGGTTATTGGAACAGGAACGTGCTGCAAAAGACACAACTGTAAACCAATATAGAAACCAATACGAGGAATTAACTAAAACAACTCATATTCGTGAAGCATTAAATAAAAATAATGCTTATACTGAACTTTTAGAACCGCATTTAAAAAGCAGAGTAAAAATTGTAGAACATGAAGGCGTTCAAAAAGTAGTGGTAACGGATTCTTTGGGTAATATTGTTAAAAGAGCTAATGGTGAATTAGCAGAAGTTAGCGATTTAGTTGAAGAATTTAAACAAAATGCTGCTTACAGCGTGGCTTTTAAAAGCAATAAAACAACTGGAAGTGGTCTTACTGGTGGTAGCTTTAGTAACAATAGTGTAGTTAATGAGAATAACCCGTTTGTTACTGGCAATAGAACCCAACAGAATGAACTAATTCGCAAAGATCCTGCACTAGCTGAAAAACTCAAAGCACAAGCTAAAAAAACATAAACTTTTAAAAGGAATTGAAAAATGGCAGGTACAAACCTAGTTAATATAATTATACCAGAACAGTTCAGTGAATATACTGTTCTTCCTACTCCAAACGCACGTCGTGTTGTTACTTCACCCGTAGTAGCTAACATGCAACTTGCAAACCTAGCAGAAGGTGGAAACTCCGTTACTGTTAGATATTTTAATGAACCATCAAGTGATGATGAAGTAATGGTGGGTGGTACTGATCTAACAGATACCCCAATAACAAGCTCAAGCGAATTTGCTATTATACGTGAACGTGCTAAAAGCTTTGCTGACTTTGACATTGCAAAATACAACGCAGGTGCTGATCCTGTAGGACAACTTGAAAGCTTTATACGTGATACTTATTGGGTTGATCGTTATTCAGCAGACTTAAAATCAGTATTAACTGGTGTTGCTAGAAGCTCCGCTTTTAGTTTCCTAGTTAATGATGTTACTGGCAATGTTAATAGTGGCTTCAACGTTGACAACTGGTTAGAAACACGTAAAATAATGGGCGACCAATATTTGAAGTTTACACATTTGGTTGTTCACAGTGACACATACACTGTTATGGAAGCTAACAACGAAATTACTTTTGAACGAGCCAGCGAAGGTGCACCTTTTGGTGTTTGGAGAGGCTTAACACTATTAGTTGACGACGCAGTTGCTCCAACTTGGGTTGTTTCAGCTACAGCTAACTTTAATGCTTATGCAACTTTTGCATTTGCTCCTGAATCAGTTATTGTTAATGTTCATCCCGATGGCGTTAATGGTATGGTTATGACCGAAGTAGAACGTGAAGGTAAAAGCTCACTATCCAGATTGATTACACGTAGACGTTACTTTATGCATTTAAAGGGAACAAAGTGGGTAGGTACTCCTGCTGCTAACAGCCCAACAAATGATGAAATTGCAACTACAACCAATTGGCAAAATTCTTATCCTCTAGCACGTCAATACCCATACGTAATTTGCGTTCATAAAAACTAATATTAATTTATTGATATGCGTAATAAATAAAAGAGGGGGAAACTCCTCTTTTATTATTTTAGGAGTTAACTATGATTGCATTTAACACAGATATATCCAGCAGTAGTGCTAATAGCTATATTTCAGTTAGCTCGGCTAGTGACTTAATTTATACAT